TCATCATACAGAATATCTTTTTCATTTCAGTGATAATTTTCTTACAAACAATGATTTCGTACATAGTAGAAGGGTTTGTTCCAACCTTCGTAATATTTACGCCTTCCTCAGGAGTTTCAATGATGAAATCGCGGAAGGTTTTCTTCGAATTACAGATTCCATCCATAATGAGATTTTCCATAGCCTTCTCATACATAGGCTCATACACTGAGCGCCACGTTTGAACAGTCATAAACGGCATTTCCGTCTTTGAAAGGCCAAGTTTATCAAGGATACACGTTTTCAGAAGAATAGAATCATATACAAACTGGATTTCAGGATTAGTCACATATATCTTATTCCCTACTGTAGGGTTCATAATAAGCATACCCTTTAACATTTCCTCCTTTTTCTCGTTTAAGAAATCATCCACACCACTCTCCTTCGAAGGATGCACATTTAATTCGTGAATAAACTGTGCATAGTTATGGGCGATCAGCTCATACTTTGTATCAACAGATGAAGTTCCAGCTTCTGTGAATGTTGTTTCCAATTTATTTCCTGAAATGATGTGAATAGCAATATTCTGCCGTTTCACGGTGCTTGCAATAAACTCCACCACCTCATCTATCTTCTGCTTGCGATACTTTATGTAAATGTCAGAATTCTTCTCAAATACAATAGAATTATCACGCCCATTGATTTCATCAATCAGCCACCCATCAAAGGCCTCCAAAATCTCCTTACACTTTTCCTCAACTGCGCTTCTCTGTTGCTGTGAAATCTCCCTAGCCTTTTCAAGTTTCTTATTCACCTCCTCATACATGCTATTGATTATTTTCTCATATATCATACGCACAGGTTCGTAAATATGCTGTATTGCCTTCTGGAAATACTGATATGCTGAAAGATAAGAACTAAGCAACTGTGAATTGTCGCGAATATCTGTACGACCAGCATCAAGAATAGTTCCAAGCGGTTGTGGCTTTAGAAGAGAATCTACGCCGCATTTCACCAAATGCTCTCTCGCCTTCTTTTCTGAGTTTAGCTTTGCGCGTTCAATTGGGCCATCTAGCTCTGCGTCCAACTTCGCCTTATGATCCTTTTTAATGGTTTCCGTAATATTCTTGAAACGCTTGGTGAATTCCGTCTTTACCTTTTTCACAGCTGCCTGGCGAGTCACTACATTTTTCTCATACATTTCCTGCGTTCCATCAACCTCAATCTCAGACTTAAGCTCTGCAGGAACCTTATTCAACCACATAAGAATGTCATTATTGTGTGTCAAAGCAACTATATCGAGCTTATTAATATTAATCTGCTCGTTATTATTAATACTGTCAATATATCCTGGAATACTTGTCAAGATATTTTCACGTGGAACTGATGCTGAAATATCTTCAATAATGCTAGAAATAGCAGAATCAAATCCATTATCTTTCACTGAAAGAAGTCCCATATAATCATTTGAAGAAAGAAGAGAATCGTCTGCTTTCTGTGGATATTCTGTCTTAATAATCTTTACTGGTTGAGCAAATACATTTTCAACAGACTCGCGAATAGAATTGTATTGGTCGTTGTGGTGTGCCATCAACTTCTCAAGAGTCTTGTGAATATCAGAGCCCCTCTTAGCATCAGAAATTCTGAATATGAGAGAAGGCTTCTCACAAGTATCCATATCAAGATATTGCGTAAATGTGCAAATAGGCTCAATAAGTTTAAGAGCAGAATTCTGAAGCATAGTTGATTCGTTAAATATTACAATGTTTGATACTAGATAAATGAAGAGAAGAAGAGATGGATCATGAGAGGCATTCTCATGTGCTAGACCCTGGCTATCCAGGAGTAGAAGGTTATTCTCAGGAATGTAATAATAATCTATCCCAAGAGTGCAATGGTCATCTCCTTCTTGAGTAGTAAATACAGTGGTATTCTTACCAGCGTATTTACTTACAAACGCATTCAGGAAACTAGACTTACCCATGCGAGCCTTACCAATAATAGATAAGATTTTAACAGGAGTCGTGGGCAAGTCGTTTTCTACAAGCAAGAGTTTGGTGCCATCAAAGCGAATTAGAGGCTTTGAATGTAACATTTTGGGATTTCTATATGTAAAGCCGTGTTTGTCAATTTTTTTCTAAATAGACCGAATAAACTCCCAGCTCAAATCCTTACAGATGAGTTGCCAAATCTTGTCCTGATTATACAGCTTATCTCTGTTTTTCAGAAGGGGGAAGCATTGGAGATAATTGTCCAACTCCAGAAGTTCACAGAACTTATACAGAACATAGGAATATGACAAGAAATTACTGCGGGTCTTGGGGCAATGTTTGACGAAGGACCCCTGGATTTCCTTGAACATGAATCGCAGCTTCTCTTCCACTTCGCGAGACATGACGGGGGCATTCTTGCCATTGATACGATTCAAAATATAGGGGACGTGCTCGTAGAAATTCGTGCACTTGAGCTTTTTCAAGATTTCTCGCACTTTTCCAGGTTTAATACTCTCGGCGTTTGTAATACGCTCCTTCTTCAGCTCCTCCAGAATCGCCTGGAATACATCCTCGGGAATTTCTGTGCTTTCCTTCGCCTGGAATTGCGCGAGCCACTCATTGAAATGATTAATGCGTTTATACGCATAATACGTAACCTCACGAGGCGGGTCCTTGTAGCTGGGCTTATCACTATCAATCAGAACAAACTCTTGGTGTCCACAGGAATCGCAGAAAAACAAGGCCTCGTTATTACTGAACGTCATCTCTTTATCACACATTTCGCACATTCCGTGGGGGTCTTCAAAGGAAGTTATAGCCGCCTTTGCGTGGTCTGGGTCGACTTTCTGTAGATATTTCTCCAGTAAAACCTCACGCCCTTCACGGCCTTCGCGTTCTTTTTGGCGAGGCACAGGCTGCTGCTGCTGTTGCTGTGCAGTATCACCCTTCTGCAAGGCAGCCAAGACACTTCCTGGCTTTGCCTTCACAACCTTTGACACACCCATTTGATCACCGCTTTGGATTTTATCCTGTAAATCATAATAATTAAAGAGAATCTCGCCGGCCCCGAAGAAATAATCATATACAGGTTTATTATTTAATAAGTCTTCTTTCTTTCGTCGTAAAGAATTCATACTATCCTCATATTGACTCTTTAACACAATATCGTTAGTTGCTTGAAATTTAGCTTCATATTCAGAAATCTGGTCATCAATGTTTGATATATCCTCTCGCTCCTTCTTTAATGAATTGATGTTTATCTGATGAAGATTATCAAGCGTGGTTTTTCCTTCTAATAGACTTCGTTTTGTATTGGGTTTAGTATTAAATAAAGAAGAGGGTTGTTTATCTGTCATTCTATGATGCTTTTAAGAAGAAGTTTAGACCGGGTCTTATGGCTTCATTTATAAATTTGATATAGGGGTTAGGATAATACATACAACCATGAAATACACCAAAGAACTTTTAGAAGATATTCTGAAAGAAGGTGGGGCGACTGTGTTAGAGGGTTATGAAATATATAATCAACGCCTCAGAGTAAAGTTTCTCTGCTCTTGTGGGATTGAGACGAGCAAACGCTTTGAGATGTTGAACATGTATCGCCTTCCTTATTGTGAGGGGTGTAGTTTGAGGGTAAAGGAACAGAGGAAACAAGAAACAAATCTCAATAAATATGGCTGTATAAATACAGGCTCGGTGCAGGAGGTAAAAGATAAAATAAAAGAAACTTATAAAGAAAAATTCGGATGTCATCCAAAACAGACCAAAGAAGTTCAAGATAAATGGAAATCTACATGCATGAAGTTATATGGAGGGCATCCAAATCAGAATAAAGAAGTACAAGCAAAATCGGAAGCAACTTCCTATAAGTTCAGAGACTATATGATGCCAAGTGGAGAAATTGTAAAAGTTCAAGGATATGAGAATATCGCATTAGATGAATTAGTCCAAAAATATGAAGAGGAAGACATTGTCATAGGAAGGTCAAACATTCCAACAATAGAATATCACATTAATGATATTAAACATGTATATTTCCCAGATTTCTTTATAAAATCAGAGAACAAAGTCATAGAAGTAAAGTCAGAGTGGACGATTCAATTAAGAAGAGGAAACGTGCAAGAGAAGGGTTTAGCGACGATAAAGGCTGGATACAAGTATGAAATATGGATTTACAACGATAAGAAAGTAAAAGTGGAAACAAGGGTTTATTAAAAGCGAAGCCTAAGTTAAGAAATCAAACTCTCCGGCTCGTTTTCCATTTTTCCAAACTGGGGCAAAACTCAATTTTGGAAATTTTTTTTCTTATGATATGAATATAAGATGACTGGAGGAGGCCTTATGCAACTTGTGGCTTATGGCGCGCAGGACGTTTATCTGACGGGCAACCCGCAGATCACCTTCTTTAAGGCGATCTACCGTCGCCACACCAACTTCGCGATGGAGTCCATTGAGAATCCTTTCAACGGCAACCCTCGCTTCGGCAACCAGGTCACCTGCACTATCCAGCGCAACGGTGACTTAATCCACCGCATCTACCTCCAGGCGACTCTGCCCTCCGTGAAGCTCACGGCGGCGGACGGCTCTGGTGCGCAGTTCCGCTGGCTCAACTGGGTGGGACACAACCTTGTGGACTACGTTGAGCTCCAGATTGGCGGCCAGCGCATTGACAAGCACTATGGCGACTGGCTCCACGTGTGGAATGAGCTCACCCAGGAGGCGGGCAAGCAGGCCGGCTACGCGAAGATGGTGGGCAACGTGCCCCAGCTGACCAACCTGATTGTGCAGGGCGGCGAGGACTGCGACAATGACTGCGCGGGCGGCGAGCCCAACTCGTCTGGCGAGCTGCTGGGCTGCACCCCCGAGTACACCCTGTACGTGCCCCTGCAGTTCTGGTTCTGCCGCAACCCCGGCCTGGCGCTGCCTCTGATTGCGCTCCAGTACCACGAGGTGCGCATCAACCTGCAGTTCAACGACCTGCAGAACCTGATGTGGGACTACACCCCCAACAACACCACGGGCACCAACCTGCACGCCGTGCGCGACCGCGTGAACGCTGCCAACCTGGTGGCTGCCTCCCTGTACGTGGACTACATCTACCTGGACACGGATGAGCGTCGCAAGTTCGCCCAGGTGTCTCACGAGTACCTGATCGAGACCCTGCAGTACACTGGTGCCGAGTCCATCAACTCCAGCTCCAACAAGCTGAAGCTGAACTTCAACCACCCTTGCAAGGAGCTGATCTGGGTGGTGCAGCGCGATTCCTTCGTGTCCTGCGACGATGCCGTGATCAACCCCTGGAAGGGCCAGCAGCCCTTCAACTACTCCGATTG